TAATGACGGATGATACTGATGCAGACAACCGTTATATAAAAGCAAAAATAATATCGTGTGGTAATTTAGTTGAAGTACTAAAAGATGGTGACACGATATATTACGATAAACATGCTGGACACGACATTTCATTTAATGATAAACTTTATAGAGTTATTCAAGACAGAGATGTTGTTCTAGTAGATTAAACCTAAACCACAATCCAAAACCCTTAAACGTAAAACAAAAACAAATTATTAATTTAAAAAAAACAAAAATGGCAAAAAACTTTTTATATTTTGCAGAAGCTGATGTTGAAACAAACAACGATGCTTTTATGGTAGCTGCTGACAGCTATAGAGGATGTGATCCTATTTCAGGTGGTATTAAACTTTTTTTTGAAGATGTTGAAGGAGCAGCAACTATAGAGACTGTAACTTTAGCGTGCGCTGACGGAAATCAAAAAGCTGTATTAGATGCTTTTGTAGCTATTGCAAACTCAAGACCACACTCTAGTGGTTTTATAGTTGTAGCTGACTTTAACGTAGCAAACGGTCAAGTAGCATTAGGAGGTCACAAAGAGTTTAAAGGACTTGTAACCAATTGCACTGTAGCTTAATTATTAACTTATAAATTATTAAAAAAATGGAAAATTATTTATATTTTGGAGAAGGTGGCGGTGCTAACGCAACAACTGAAGCCGCTTTATATCCAGCATCAAAATTCATAGGCGTGGAACCAGCAACAGCTACTACTACTAGAATATTTTTTGAAAGCCCAATTAACGATGTAGATGGTGGTGGTGGTGTTGGTGACTTTATTGAAGTTACCCATGCTGATACTCACGCTACTTCTGGGTCTTACCACAGATGTAAAATTATTGCTCAAGCAATGGCAGAAGCTGTAAACGCTGGGCCACATGCTGACGGTAAACTAATATCTGTTATAGATGTTGACAACGATATTTATTTTGGAGGTATTGCTGAAATAAAAGACGACGTTTCGTTTGGTATAACTGTTAATCTCGATTCATAGTAATTGAGACTAACCGCGCAAGATCTGCGTGAATTAAATATCCTTAAGTATTACAGGCTCACACGAAAGTGGGTCTGTAAAACTTACGGGTTAAAAGATGCAGATTTAGAATTATTAATTTATTTAGATTGTAAAAAAAGATTTACACGACAAGAGTTTTTAGACGGTACTTACACATATTCATGGGACAAAAACCGTTGGGAAAGATTACGAAGAGATGGTTGGATAGAAGTATGGAGACAAAGAAATAGAACAACTATAAAATACTCTGTATTTAAAACATCTTGGAAGTGCTCACAAGTAATAAGTAGAATATACAGAATACTTTTAGGTGAAGAAGATATGCCTACATCTGATCGTAGTATATTTTTTAATAATAAATCATATACAGATAAAGTTTACAATAAAGCTATAGACGATATGATAAAAGATAAAGATAGATAATGGGATTTAAACTAGGTAAAGGTAAACGTCCGTCTATGTACGGCGGTGAAATAAGATCAAAGATGCGTTTTGGCCAAGAAGCTGGTAGCGATGCTTCTGTACCTGGTGCACCTGTTATAAGAAAACCACTAGAAGAAGGTATTTTAGGTGAAGCTAATATGGATGGTAGTATATATATAAATCAAAATATAGTACCAGGTAGTGAAGAAGAAAGACAAGTTATAAATCATGAGATGCGTCACGCTACTGACATGCGCATAGGTAAGTTAGCTTATGGTGATGACTTTGTAAAGTATAACGGCGTTACATACCCAAGACAAACTATTAACGGTAAAGATATGATTATAGTAGATGGTGTTGCAAAAGAAGCTGGGGACGAAGGTTTTCCATGGGAAAATGATGCAAATAACGGTAACGAAAACGGAACAATATAATGATAGGAAATTTATTATCAAAAGGAACAGCAGAGCTTGTTAAAAACGTAGGTGGAGTTATAGATAACTTACATACATCTGCAGAAGAAAAACTAGATGCTGAAAGAAAAATTAAAGATATGATTATGAGTTACGAAGCTGAGATGCAAAAGCAAGTAACAGAAAGATGGAAGCTAGACATGAACAGCGATTCATGGTTAAGTAAAAATATAAGGCCATTAGTTTTAGTATTTTTAGTAGTAGCAACAGTATTATTAATATTTATAGATGCTGGTGTTATTACGTTTCAAGTACAAGATAAATGGACAGACTTATTACAATTAGTATTAATAACAGTGATCGGTGCTTATTTTGGCGGTAGATCACTAGAAAAAGTAAAAAAATAATGGGAATAAATTCAACAGATACAGCTTATGGCTTTGGACAGTTAGGTAGTGGTTTTTGTGATACTACAGGTGCTTTTACACCTCCAACAGGTAAAGTAATTGTAGCTATACAGTTTTTAGCAGAAACTACATTATCAGGTTTAGTTGCTGATACAGCGCAAGGAAACGACGTTGCTTTCTTTAGTCATACAACACCTGTCACTGGTAATGGTGGTGGTGCTGATGCTACAGATGCATCTCAAAAATTTCCTAAAGGATTAACGATATACGGAAGATGGACTAGCGTTACTTTAAATAGCGCTGATGCAGACGGAGGTATAATCTGTTATTTTGGAGAATAATGAGTTTAGGATTAGGTAATAGTATATGTGCTAATCATTATCCAGGTGGTTGGAACCCAACAGAGCTTGGTAATAAACTAATACATTGGTATCAGTTTAACACTGGTATCACTATAGACGATGTAGGTGGTGACGTTAACGCTGTAACTGGTTGGGCTGATCAAAAAGGCTCAAACAACGCAAGGCCTACAGTGACAAACGATAATACAAAAATGCCACAGTTGCAGAGTGATGGTACAATTTTATTTCAAACAACAAACGATGACATAGTGTTTAGTTCTCCTTTGTCTTTAGGAACTTTTGCTATTTATTTTAAAATAAACTGGCAAGGAGGCGGCGGAACAAACATAATTAGCTCTGATGATTTAATGGATGGTACTGGTGGTGATTTCTTAAAATTAGCTAATACAACTGAAGGTCGTATAAAAGTAGGTACTAGACATGATTTTACTATTAACGAAATAGGAACTGGTGTAGATTTTGTTATAGGATTTGAAAGAGCTTCTAATGGTGATCTTGCTATCTACAAAGATAATGTTGCTGGTACAGCTGCTGATGGCGATAGTTTAAATGTAGCTACGTCTACAGCCATAGGTTTAAACGGTATGGGTAAACCTTCAAATAAATCTAAATGGTACGAAGTTGTTGTTTGTAACGACTCGCTTAGTACTTCTGAAAGAAATGAACTATATAACTACTTAGTTAGTGTAGGATAAATAATAATAATTAAATTAAATAAAATGGCAAAAAACACAAGTAAAAAAATTAAAGAATTAAAAGGCGTTAAACCTGAAAAAATTAACGAAGAAGAATTAAATAAAGTACAATCAGTTATTAATAATATAAATAGAGCTCAACTAGAAATAGGTAGTTTTGAAACTAAAAAACATAATATGTTACATCATGTTAGTTCTTTGCAAGAGCAGTTGTCTAAAATGCAAGTAGAGTTTAAAAAGAACTATGGTACTGATGATATTAATATTCAAGATGGTACTATAAACTACGAAGAAAATGAGCAAACTAATTAGAAAAATAACAGTAGGTAAAGACTATAAAGAAAACGCTATGCACTATTCTGTAGGTCAAGACGTCTATGGTGGACATACTATTTGCGATATAATAGAAGAAAAAGATAAGTACTCTATTTATATTAGAAAAAACAAAGACGTGTTGCCTTGGAAAGACTTTAATAAAAACATGGCGTTATCTGTAGAATATAACTTAGAGTACTAATGAAAAGTGTTTACAACTACGTTGTAAAACCAAAAGGAAGTAGATATAATAATAGCAAAAAAGTTGGTGATAAAGATTTAATACTTAATACTGAAATATTTAATCATCAGTATATTAATAGACAAGCAACTATTATATCTACACCTATTATTGGTAATACAGATATTGAAGTAGGTGATGATGTCATAGTGCATCACAATGTTTTTCGTAGATGGCATAATCAACACGGTCAAGAAAAAAATAGTAGAAGTTATTTTAAAGAAGATACCTATATAATATCACAAGATCAAATATTTTTATACAAAACGTTTTGGCAGTGGAAAACAATACCTGGCTTTTGTTGGGTAAAACCTATAAAAAACTTTAACAAACTTGATATTGATCAAGAACAACCGTTAATGGGTATTATAGAATATGCTGACAAAGGTTTTAACAAAGGTGATTTAGTTGGCTTTACACCTAATAGTGAATATGAGTTCGTAATAGACGGACAAAAATTATATAGAGTTTTATCAAAATTTATTACAATTAAATATGAATATCAAGGAAACGAAGAAACTTATAATCCAAGCTGGGCACAAAGCAGTTGAAGAACTTATCAATGTAGCTAGAGAAAAGATTATTACTAACACGGAAGATGATGTTTCTGCTGATAGATTAAAAAATGCTGCAGCTACTAAAAAACTAGCTATATTTGACGCGTTTGAAATACTTAACAGAATACAAGAAGAAAAAAACTTGCTTGAGGGCAAAACACCTGAAGAGAGAAAGGAAAAAGTCTTTAAAGGATTCGCAGAAGGTAGATCTAAGTAATGTACGAGCAAAGTTTAGTTAAGGTTATAGAGCCTGTAAAAAAAACTACAATTAATAGACTTAATAAATCTAAAAAATGGAAATATGGATATAATAAAGAACACGATATCGTTGTTATCTCAAAAACTGGACAAATTGGTGAAATACTTGAAATACAAAATTTGCGTATTGCGCTGCCAAAACGACCAGTGCAATTGCAAGCACACAAACTAAACAAGTGGGTAAAACAAGAACAACCAAAAGAATTAAGTAAACTTAAAAATATATTTGACTGGAGATCATATCCAGAAGAACAAAAAGACAAGTGGTTTGATTATATAGACGAAGAGTTTAAACGTAGAGAAGAAGGTTTTTGGTTTGTTAATAATAACAAGCCAACATACATAACAGGTACACACTATATGTATTTACAATGGAGTAAAATAGATGTAGGTGCGCCAGACTTTAGAGAAGCTAATAGATTATTTTATATATTCTGGGAAGCTTGCAAAGCAGATAAACGATGTTATGGTATGTGTTATCTTAAAAATCGTCGTAGTGGTTTTTCGTTTATGTCTTCAGCTGAAACAGTTAATTTAGCTACATTAGCAAGTGATAGTAGATTTGGAATATTATCTAAAACAGGTGCTGATGCTAAAAAAATGTTTACAGATAAAGTAGTACCAATTAGTATTAACTACCCGTTTTTCTTTAAACCAATACAAGATGGTATGGATAGGCCAAAATCAGAGCTTGCGTATAGAGTACCAGCAAGTAAGTTTACAAGAAAAAAGATAACAGCTAACGAACAAGTTGAAGAGCTTGAAGGATTAGATACAACTATTGACTGGAAAAACACAGGTGATAATAGTTATGATGGTGAAAAGTTAAACTTGTTAGTTCATGATGAAAGTGGTAAGTGGGAAAGGCCTGATAATATATTAAATAACTGGCGAGTAACTAAAACATGTTTACGATTAGGTAGTAGAATAGTTGGTAAATGTATGATGGGCTCGACTTCAAACGCATTAGATAAAGGTGGAGACAATTTTAAAAAACTATATAACGCATC